CACGCACCTGCACATCAATTGTAGAATTACCAAAAGCGCCTTTAACTGTAGCTAATGTTTTAACTAATGCTTGTTCGGTCATTCGTGAATCACGATGCAAAAGAATTTTTCCCCATTCCTGCCAGCCTTTCTTAACTTCTGCTGTTATTTGATATTTTTTGCCATTTTTGTATTAACTCCCTTAACTGGTTTTTATCTTCTTCTGAAAACTTTTTAACTTTCTCTGCTAACTCATATTTAAC